AGCCATGCGAATCACCTTCACGCTTCCTGACGAGCCGGCGCAGTTGCTCATGCGCCTAGCGCTGTGCATTCGTGAGAACAGCCATGCTGCCCCAAGCGTGGACGAGATCGTGAAAAGCCTCGTGATTGACCTGCTGGCAGAGGACGCGGCTGAGCATAATATGAGCCTTACGACGCGGCATTGATAGGAACTTAGTCCCACGACTTGACAAATCCGGCGGCGTTGTCTGCAAATGCACATGCAGATGACCGAGATTCGCACCCCCGCCCAGTACAGCGCATTCGCCAGAGAGTTGACGAAGATAAGCCGCGGCGGCGCTAGGATCATGCAGAAACGGCGGTTGGGTGCTGCTCTCGCACTTCCAACCAACAAGGTGGCGCTCCGCCACTTGCTTGCTGAGATCACCAGCACCGCGTCCATCACCAAGTGTCCATCGGATAAGCCATGACAGACGAGCAACTGGTCCGCGAACTGCGCCGCGTGAAATACTGCCCGACCATGACCGCATTGGCTGCTAGGGCTGGGCTACATCGCGTAACACTCTACAGAGCCATCAAAGCCGGCACAGTTCCAGCCAAGCACAGAGCATCCGTAGAGCGGGCGCTGCAATACGCGACAAACAACGTGTACGACAACCCCCGAGCCCAGAGCCATTAGAACGCGATTGCGGGCCTATCCAGCGCAGCTAACCACAACATCTAGTGCCTAGCAGGCCATGCTACGCTATACGTAGATTGTTCCATTGCAATGACTAAGCCATTGAAGCGTATAGGCTATTGCATAAATGTTCCATAATGGATGTTATGCGAATGCCTGCTGAGCCTGGCGCGCGAGCGGTGCTGAGCAGCCGATGGGTCCTGTGTTGGTGAAAGTTGTCGCCCCGCCCCCGGTCCACCCCAAAAGAAAATTACGGAACTTGATGGCACCGTGAGCCGTTGTCAGTGTGGCCGAAACCGGCAGAGTTGCTTACCCCCGAGCAACTGCCATGATTGAACTTGCCATCAGCATCTTGTGGCTCGTCGGTGTGGTGTGGCTTGCCATTTATGCCGTGAAGATTTTTGCACCGATCCCGGCCCGGATCGAGCAGTTGATTTGGGTTATTGTGCTGATTCTCTGCCTTATCGCTGCGCTGACGCTGCTGGCGGGGGGAGGCGGCAATATCCACTTTCCAGCGCGATAATACCGCAGTCCCATCGCATCCAAGTACGCCCGACAATCCCAGCCAGATCGATCCTTCGCCGCCTGATGTGGCGCCACCGCCATTGATTTGCCGGGGGTGTTAGGGCACGACTGCGGGCATGAACGATGTTTCGCATGTGCCGCTGCCGGCCGACGCTGAGGTTGCCCGGGTAGAGCCTGACAAGTTCGAGCTGACCTATACCAAGGTAGCGCCGTTTCCGCGGGAGCGCTTCATTCGGTTTATCCAAAAGCTCAAGGTGCAATCGAAGGATTACGGCCTAGTGCCGTTCCGGATGCTGGGGTCGCAGGTCTACATCCTCGATGAGATTGAGAAGGGGCTGGCCGAGGGGGTGACGACCTTCGTGATTCTCAAAGCTCGGCAGCTCGGGAGTTCGACTTTCTTCCTAGCACTCGATGCCTTTTGGGCCTTTGAACACAAGGGGTTGCTCGGGGTCTTTCTCACGCACAAGGAGGAAAGCCGTGATGATTTTAGAGCGGCCGTCGAAGTGTTCTTTGCCGAGACGCCTAAAGGGTTTCTCGTCAAATACGTTAGACATAATCGTAATCTTCTCATCCTCAAAAACGGGAGCAAGTTCCGTTATCTCATTGCCGGAACTTCTGAAAATAGGAAGGGAGGGCTTGGACGATCTGGTTCAGCAAACTTCGTCCACTCTACCGAGACGGCTTTCTACGGCAACGGTGACGACTTGTCCGAGTTCAGGTCGCAAACATCATCGCTCTATCCACATCGATTACAAATCTACGAAACCACGGCCAACGGCTTCAATTGGTTCTGGGATATGTGGGAGCAGGCGCGCAAGGACCCGACCAAGCGGGCAATCTTTGTAGGCTGGTGGCGGGACGAGCGTAATCAGTTGCCGCTCGATCATCCGTTTTTTGCCAAATACATGCCGGACGGATTGCAGACGGCCATGCTGCCGTTGGAGCGCAAGCGGGTTAGGGAAGTGCGCGAGTTGTACGGCGCCGAAATATCGTTGCAGCAGGTCGCCTGGTATCGCTGGCACTTGGAAAGCGAAAAGGATGGCGATCAGTCGCTCATGGACCAGGAATATCCGTGGACCGAGGACGACGCTTTCCAGGCTACTGGGTCAAAGTTCTTCACCGTGGAAGCCCTGACCAACTGCACGCGCGAGGCCAAGCGTTATGCTTTCCAGGCTTACCGCTACAAGCTCACGCACAAATTCGAGGAAACCCGCTTGCAGCAAACGCGTGATCCGCGCTCGCCGTTGCGGGTCTGGGAGGAAGCCAGCAAGTTCGGCTACTACGTACTTGGCTGCGATCCGGCCTATGGTTCGAGCGACGAGGCCGACCGCACCGTGATTTCGGTGTGGCGCTGCTATTCGGACGCCATCGTGCAGGTTGCGGAATTTTGCTCAGCAGAGCCGTCAACCTATCAATGCGCCTGGGTGCTGGCGCATCTGGCCGGCTATTACGGGCTGACCTGGATCATGCCGATTTTGGAAATCACCGGCCCTGGGCAAGCAGTGTTCGATGAGTTGGAAAAGGTTCGCAAGCTGACCATGGAATTCAAGCCGGATGCCGATACCGGCTACAATATCCGGAACATCCTCGCCAATATGCGGCACTACTTCTACCGGCGAATCGATACACTTGGATCGGGCCTCGTCTATCAGTGGCGCATGAGCGAGGAATTGAAGCGCCGTGCCATGCACCAGTTCAAGAACGGCGTCGAACTCGGCCGCATCCATCCGCGCTCGGTGCCGTTGCTTGAGGAAATGCGCCGCATCGTGTCGGACGAAGGCCATATCGGCGCCGAAGGCCGCGCCAAGGACGACCGCGTGATTGGCGCGGCGTTGGCTTATCAGGCTTGGTCAATGTGGTGCCAGCCGAAAGTAAAAGCTTTAGGATTATCAATGGCTCGCTCTGCGGAAATAGACGAGCGAGGCGGGACAGAACCAGTGGACAGGCTTATAGTCAATTACCTTAGAAAGCAAAAAATAGCGGTGCCACTGTGAGCAACACCACAAGGTTTCCGTTCGGCATTTGCCCAAATATATCGACGAATTTTCCTATCGCTTCAATCATCGCAACAATGGCAACGTATTTGACTTGACCGTCGCTCGCGCTGTGGGGGCGATTTAATGACCATCCCGACAGCAACACATTTTGGCGAATTGAAGATTGGCGATCTTGTCCTACCTTGCGCAGTTCTACCGGGAGGCACCCGCGTTATCAGTCAAGGTGCGATGGCAACCGCCTTTGGTCCGGTAACGGGCGGCTGGCAAATGCGCAAACGAGCAGAAAATGAGCACGCTGGTGAATTGCCCCCATTTATGGTGGCAGAATCACTAAAGCCATTCATTCCCAATGACTTACGCACACTGGTGTCTAGCCCGCACAAATATAAGGACCCGCGTGGCGGCCCGATAAGAATTGGCTTCGACGCGACACTTCTCCCGAAGGTGTGCGACGTTTGGCTTAAAGCCCGCGAAAAGAATGCGCTCACTAAAATTCAGAAGCCCGTTGCGGATCGCGCTGAGATTCTAATGCGCGGTCTCGCCCACGTTGGGATCATCGCTCTTATCGATGAGGTCACTGGCTATGAAGAGATACGCGACGAACTGGCGCTGCAAGCCATCCTCGACGCCTATCTTCGCAAAGAACTAGCAGCATGGGCGAAGCGATTCCCAAATGAATTTTATCAGCAAATGTTTCGACTCAAGGGTTGGCAATGGAAAGGCATGTCAGTTAATCGCCCAAGTATCGTTGGGAAGTTTACTAATGATCTTGTCTATGAGCGCCTTGCCCCCGGTGTTCTCAAGGAATTGCAAACACGAAATCCGAAAGATGAAAAAGGGCGGCGACCCGTCAAACACCATCAATGGCTCACCGAAGATGTTGGACATCCAGCCCTAGCTCAACATCTACATGCCGTTATTGGCTTTATGCGGGCATCGTCGCAATGGGAGCAATTCTATCGACTTATGCAGCGGGCCTTCCCGAAAAAGGGAAACACAATTGAATTGGCATTAACCGACAAGAGAGGCGAACCGCTATGAAAAAACTCATCTGCGGCGATAATCTCGACGTGCTTAAATCAGACGCGATAGACACAGCGAGCGTCGATCTAATTTATCTCGATCCGCCGTTCAACTCCAACCAGCACTACAATTTGCCATTCAAAAAACTCGGCAAAGATACGACAGCGGTGGATGCTTTCAAAGATATTTGGCATTGGGATGACGCAACGCGCGATCTCGAAAATAGGCTTAAAACTGAATCCGATACAATCGCATTGTGGACCTACATTAGCCACGTAAAGATCATTCGCGGCGGAGAGGACAGCATATCGGCCTATTTGGTGAACATGGCCATTCGATTGAATGAGTTGAAGCGAGTTATGAAATCAACAGCGACGCTGTATCTCCACTGCGATCCAACCGCGAGTCATTATTTGAAATTGACGCTTGATAATATTTTTACACCAACAAATTTCCGAAACGAAATAATTTGGTGTTACTCGGGGGGGGGTATCCCGAAGAGCGATTTCCCGCGAAAACACGATGTTATTTTTAGATATAGCAAAGGCAAAGAATACAAGTATCATCCTGAGTATCGGCCATATTCTCCAGGCACGGTGCAGCGCGGCAGAACGCAGGTGAAAGGAAAGTATTTTGATCAAGGACTTCGGAAGGAGGGGACTCCAATGCAGGATTGGTGGACCGACATTCCAAAGATTACAAGCCCGGACGACCCGGAAAAGCTGGGCTACCCAACGCAAAAACACACCGCACTGCTAGAACGGATTATTCGGTGTTCAACCGACGATGACGATGTTGTGTTCGATCCGTTCTGCGGATGCGGAACAACTCTACATGCTGCCGAAACGCTTCATCGCAATTGGATAGGGATCGACATAAGCCGATTTTCGGTCGGTGTCGTTAAAAATAGACTCGTTGAAAGCTTCGAGAAAGATATTCTGAGCCAAATTAGTGTCAGCGGGATTCCGACAAATGTAGAATCCGCGATATCGCTCGCACACGAAAATCCTTGGGAATTTGAAAAATGGATATGCGGGCAACTCGGGGCGAAAGGACTTTACAAGCGGCCCGGTGCTAAGGGTTCTGATGGCGGAATTGATGGCGTTGTAGAGTTCTTTGCCGATCCGTCGAATAAATCCTATGCGATTATTCAAGTGAAGGGTGGCAACGTCAAACCAAATGACGTAAAGGCGCTCTATTCAGACGTTGAAAACGAACCGCTGACAACCGCCGGAATATTTGTTTGTTTTGCCAAATACAAAACAACAGTTCTAAACGCCGCAACCACCAAAACCTTCGCTGACAAGATTGCCGGGACCAAATGGCCCGTTATACAGATTCTTACGGTAGAGGATGTTTTGGCTGGGAAAATGCCCCGCCTCCCGAACCAGATCATTCAGCAGGGTTTCAAGACCAACCGCGCCCAGCCCGAACTACTCTAAATCCTGTATCAGCTTGACGGGGGCACCTACCCATAGTATGGGTACCTTAAACTAGGACATTCCGAAATTTTTTGAGGAAGTGGGGCCTCGTCCGTCACCCTTACATAGCTTGGACCGAATCGATAACGACGGTAATTACACGCCAGAGAATACGCGATGGGCTACTAAAAAAGAGCAATGCAACAATCGCCGGTCAAATAGAGTTGTTTGTTACCACGGCGTGAATATGACACTTGCTCAGGCAGTGCGTATTTCAGACGGCAGGGTTACGAGAGATATTGCAAGGCGGCGGCTGGCAAAGGGTTGGTCGGTTGATTTAGCAATGGACGTGCCTAGAATGCAGCACCACACAAACGAGAAAGTATGATGGGCGTTATTCGCAATTGGGCTTGCCTCAATGGCCGCTGCGGCAAGACATTCGAGTCATGGGACGCAAATCCAGAGTGCCCGAAGTGCGGCTGCGTGCGGGTGCAATGGGTACCCGGCGGCGGGCACGTTGCCGGCACGGCACGCGCAGCCGATGCCGAGTTGCGGACGCTAGCGGATAACTTTGGCTTGAACGACATCATGTCGGCGCGGCGCGGTGAGCGGGCGAAGCCGCCGATGCAGCACGTCAACGTTCAGCAATCACGTGAGACCGCCGTGCAGTTCGCGCCGGGCTTTGCCGCGTCGGTCGATCCCCAGCGCGCGACCTGTCAGCCATCGATGCAGAAAGTGAATTTCAAAACGCGGCTTGGCGCAGGTCAGGCGCTCGGCCCGGGCCAATTTGGCGCGCCGAGCGTGAGTGCCAATACCAAGATTGAAGCCTCGCATCGGACGCGCCCGTGATCATTCCCGAGAACAACCCCCTTAAGGACGAATACCTGCAATACGTTCTCGATGTCTGCTTGGCCTCGAAAAACGACCGCAAGAACATGTACGACCGGCGCCGCCAGTATTTTCTGTACGGCACCGGCTCCGATCAGGACATCATTTACAACCGCCTTGAATCGCATTTGGATTTGGTGTCGTCGTTCTTGTACTCGCCGGATCATGCCGAGTTTGCGCTATCGGCACCGCCCAATTCCGACGATGCCGTGGTCAAGCAATTCATGGCGGCGCAGGACGCCTTCAACAACGACTTCCGCGACTCTGGGCTGTTTGATTCGTTTGCCGACGCGCTTAACTGGGGCCTCGTCTGGGACACGGCGATCCTTAAAATGGGCTGGTCTGACGTGCGGGAGGAAGAAACCTGCACCATGGTCGAGCCATGGAAATTCGGGGTGTACGCCGAAGAATTGACCGACTTGGAATCGCAGCCGGCATTCGTTCACACCTATCACATTGACTACGACAATGCCTGCCAACGGCTCATGCGTGCCGGCATGGGCGATAAAATCAAAGACCTAGCCGTGGTTAACACGCCGTTCCAGTCGCCATTCCCCGAACTCATCACCCGCATGATTATTTCGTCCACGTCCGGCGAAAATCTCGGCGGCAATGTGACCGGCTCGGTCAATCCGTCTTACGTGCAGCGGCCGAGTTATCATGCCAAGGTGGACCGGCCACTTGTTGCGTTCCACGAACTGACAATCTGGGACGACGAATGTGAGGACTACCGCGTATTTTTTGCCGCCGATCCAGGCATATTCATTTCGGACAGCAAAAAAACGATTGAGGTTCTGAAAAAAACCAATGGCTTCAAGGCGCAGAAAAAGCAGCAGGAGCCGTTCTACGACACGCAATGCAATCCGTTCTTTCCCAAGGATCACCCGTTCGTGCAGGTGCGACCGTACCACATGTACGAATACTTTTGGGGCAAGGCGCATATCGAGGGGCTCATCCCGCTGCAAGAATGGTCGAACGAGCGGCTTGAGCAGATTCACGACATCCTCGACAAGCAGGCCAACCCGGCCAAGGTCCTGTCCGGGTTTCTCGGGCTGACCGACGAAAAGGCGGAAGCGTTTGGCGGCGCCGATACGTGGGTCATGGACCAGTTGCCGCAGGCGCAGGTCAAGGAACTCTATCCGGAAATGCCGGACGATATTTTCCAGGATTATAATTCAATCGGGGCGCTGTTCATCGAAGCGTCAGGCTTGACCGAAGTGCTGCAAGGCAAGGGTGCCGAAGGTGTGCGGTCGAAAGCGCACGCGCACGATCTGAAAACAACCGGCGCCGGCCGCATCAAAAAGACCGCGACGCGATTGGAAGCGCCGCTGGTCCGCATGGGCGATCTCGCGCTGCGCCTGAATATGCGCAACAATGACGATCCGATCTATCCCGACCCGAAGGACGACGGCAAGTCGGGCGACCCGTTCTACTATCACAACCTGATCGGCGATTATTCGCTGCGCATCGCCGGGCATTCGCACTCGCCGTTGTTCGCCGACGATTCAAAGGAGTTGGCAGCGGCGTTGTTCAAGGCGCAAGCCATCGACCAGGAGGGACTACTGCGGATGCTGAACCCACCGAACCGCGACAATCTCATTCATGCGCTGCGCTCGCGGCAGAAAAAGGCCGCACAGGCACAGGCCGCGCGCGCCAAGATGGGCATTCCGCCGGATGGCGCGAAGCCGAAGGGCAAGAACGGGCACCAGCCGTCCGTTTGACAAACCAAAAACACGCGCGCATCTTTGCGGCATCGCACTTAACGGTGCGTGATGGGCGGGGTGCCTCGGCACTGTCGCCCGCCTACTCTAACTTGAGAAGGAGCCTTGAATGAAGCGCAAGCACAAGCGTGGAAAACGGCGTCACAAGCGCAAGTAAACCACGCACGATCACCATCGTTCGCACGAACCCTCGGCCTTCGGCAGTTCCCCACTTCCCCCTCTGCCGGGGGCCGTTGCTTTTTGCTCAGTTGACGCAACCTACTAAATGTTGTTATCAATTTCGGCCATGGCACTAGGGGTTGATCCAGCGGCAGCAGGCGGTCCACCGGGCGGGCCCGGAGCGGGTA